CGTGCCGCGCTTCGAGCTTGGTCGGCGAGGCTTGGAGACTCGCACAACCCGAAACGGTCGAACCGGAAAGGACAAGACCGACTCCGACTGAACGGCGTTCGAATGATAGGTCGGGGCCTTTGCGTTTTGCAAGCATAAGCCATCACAAGCCGGCGATCTTTTTTGCGACATCGAGGAAGAGGCCGACGACCGATTCGGCCGACTCGAGATCGTCGAGCTCTTTCGACGCCGCCCGATAGGCTTTGCACTTGTTCGCCTTTCGCTTCTCGGATCTCGCTTTGTCGCTTGCGTCGCTCTTGGCGAACCTGGCCTCGCCGATGGCGCTTCGGATCTCGCCGAGCGCTTCGACGATCGGGATCAACGATCTCGGATCGGACAGATCGAGCGACCTGAGCTCGTAATGATCGAGCGCCGTTCGGTGGTTCGGCGTTTTCTTTGGTTTGGGGTTTGGCCATTCGATCGCATCTTCGGTCGGATCGTCTTCGACTTGCTCGATCGGTTCGTCGGCGTGATCGCCGTCGACATCGAACGCGCTCCATTTCTTTTCGCTCTTCATGAGGTCGCCTCGGGTTGTGTCCTGTTGCCGGCTTAGCGCATCGAGATCGAGCTGTGAAGATCTTTCCGAGTAGGAGGTCAGGACCGTAGTCTCAAACGAAGGGCCTGGCCTCCTTCCGAGTCCCTTTAGGGACGAAGGATGCGCGCCCGCTCGTGCGTGCGCATTATGCGTGCGTGTACGCTTGCGCATTATGCGTGCCGACGTGCGCCCGCTCGTGAGCTCGGTCGAAGCTGGCGAAGTTCGACTCGAACCTCCGAAGTTCGTGTCTCTTCAATGGGGCCTTTTGTGGGGGGTGGCCGCGGCCTTGAAATCTTTTTTCACTTTTATTCGATTTAGGGCTTTACAATACCTTCGAGATGCTGTTTTATAATAACAGGAAGAAGGAGAACAAGATGAACATCCAACCCGCGAAATGGTACATTATCCTCGACGCTTACGGCGAAGCCTATCTCGACGAAGACGTTCTCAACAAGCGCAATTACTTCAACACGAAAGCGGCGGCGCTAAGCTGGGCACAGGGTACTCGGTGCTCGAACGAAGGCACCCGCAAAGCCGGCTCGGGTAAATACGAGTTCTGCGGCGGTGACCTTATCCTTACCGGCGAAGCTCTCATGCTCAGCGGTTACAACCTATAAACCCCCAACGCTCAGAAAGGACATATCATGAGCATTCGAATCCCTACCAATCGCCCCGCCTCCGCAATCCCCGGCAAAGAGTATCTCGAGCCGATCGCTAAGGTCGCCGCCGATCGTGGCTTGACCGTCGACGCCTACAAGGCGCAGATCCTCAGCGACGTTCGCAAGCCGGCTGACGAAGCCATTATGACCGGCATCGGTCACGGCTTCTATTATCACCAGGCCCGCAACGGCATGGACTGGCGAGTTCTCTTCAGCGACCGAACCCGAGTCGTCGTCCCTCGGATCGTGATCCTCGATCCGGCCGGCTACTACGACTAGCCGAGACCATCATCAACCGACCGTCGGCAATCGGGCCGGCGGTCACAATCACAAAGGACAAACCATGATCAACGACAAAACCCTCCGAAAGCCTCGCACGATCGCCGATCTCAAAGCCGACCCTCGGGTCGCTCGGATCGAGAATGAAGGACCGGAAAGCGGCGTTTGGTGCGCAGAGCTGGCGCCGGGATGGGTCTTCGATCGCGAATGCATCACGGTGCTCGGAGAGACGATCGCCGATGTCTGCGAGAGCATTCATCGAGAAACCTCCTACAAGCCCGACGGAGCGAAATCATGAGCAACGAAATCAAGCTGACCAAAGCGCAAGCCGAAATCCTTCTTCACCGACTGACCGCCATCGACGCCGTTTGGGAATGCGTCGTCGAGTCGGACCTCGAATGCTCGCACGAATTTTATGATCGCGGCCTAGAGCTCGAAAAGATGGTCGAGAGCCGGCGCATCAATCCGAGCGACCTATCCGAGCTCGATGTCGAGATGCTCATCAATTGCATCGAATACTCGGTCTTGATGGATCTCAATCACTCTTTGCACTATGGATTTCGGTCTTACAATCTGCGGAAAGCGCAGCTCGCCCGATCGTTCGACATGCTGATCGAGAAGTTCCAGCCGCTAAGAAAAGAAGAGATTCGGCATCCGGCGACCTGGCTTGTCGAATAGTTTACTTTTAGGGCTTTACAATATTTCGAAACTATACGAATAGACTCTTGCGACGGTTGGTCCCGATCGCAGAAACGAGGCAATCATGAAGACTTTGACCTGTACCTGTTGCGCTGCACCTTGCTCGACTGGCGTCACCTGCGACCCCTGCGAAGCGAAGCGGCTGCGTGCGATCCTCTCAAATAAAACCTGGCTGTCGGTTCGAGGCGTATGCTCCGGCGACCGACCAGGCGAAACCCTTGCGGACTCCCTTCGGAGAGAGCTCGCAGCGCTCACGGCGTAAACCCAAAGCCCCGACCCTTGCGGTCGGGGCGAAAGGATCTGACGATGCTCGTCCGATACATTATCACGCGCCCGGTCATGCCGAAGAGGCCACGAGAGACGAAGACCGGGATCTCTCACGCTAAGGCGCAAGACACGACAGCGCTTGCCTACAAGCGAACCTGCGAAGAACTAGGCGAAGAGCCGAACGCCGAGACCTATGAGCACCTCTCGCAGCGAGATCGAGGAGCTTGGGCCGTTTCGATGGATATCTTCAGCGGCCGAGATCGGCAGATCGCAGCGATCAACGATGCCGTCTCGACAACGGCGGCGATGCGAGCCGTCGGCAAAGAGTCGCAAGGCTTGCCGGCCCGGAACCCGTGGTCGTGCGATCGCTGCGACTGGGCTTCGCATTGCTCCGGCGATCCGGTCGGCGACTCGATTCATCAATGGATGGGCGCAGTCGCTGGCAAGCCTGCGAGCCCGATTCGGGTCTCGATGCCGAACAGTCCGCAGATGCGAAAGCTCGCACGGACGAAACCGGGACACGTCGTCTCGCCTTCCGAACTGCGCTCGTTCATGACTTGCCCGAGGAAATGGGCGCTCGAATACGTCGAGCGGATGAGGCCACGGGATCGCCAGTGGGCGCGCATGGGGCCGAGGATTCGAGGCGTTATCACTCACGCCTTCTTCGAGGCGATGCTCATCCGCTGGCAAGAGCTCGGGCAAGAGTTCGTTCCGTCGTGGCAGTGGGGCGGCTCTAAATGGGGAAGCCCAGAAGACCACCTCGAGGCCGGAGCGAAGAGTCTCGCCGACAGCTATCTCGACGACATCAAGTCGACGGTCGATCGTTGCATCGGCGACCTCGACCCGAACGATCACGAAGGACTTCGAGAGCTCATCGCTTGCATTCCAGCCTGCGCCAAAGCGGCTCACGATGCGGCCGGCCTGGCGACCACCGGGATCGACGAGATCATCGGCATCGAGAAGACGAAGGCGATCAAGCTTCCGGGCGTTTCTCGCTGGGTCTTTGGCATCGCCGATGCCATCGCTAAGAAGGGCGATCAGACGATCTTGATCGAACTCAAAACAACGTCAACCGCGCAGCTCGATTCAATGGCTGAGCGATACCGAAACAACGTCGCCGTCGATTTATATGCGGCGATGATCGAACACGGGCGAGAGGCCCGGAGAGGATAAAGGATGCTTAAATCTATCGACTATAATCAGCCGTCATCGACGGGATTGATGCTTTTGATCTACGGGCCGCCAGGCATGGGGAAGAGCTCGATCGGGGCCGGACTCGCTGCGGCCTGCGAAGCGGACGGGAAGCGCGCTGTCATGGGCGACACCGAGCTCGGATCGGCGGCGGCTTTGCGTCGGGCCGGATGCACCAAGAGCGCTCTTCTCGACCTCACCGTCTCCGGCGGAGCTGCGTCGGCGAGAGCGCTCGCCGGTCACGTCATGAACGACGACGACTGCGGCTTGTTCGTGCTGGATACGTTGACCGAGCTCGTTGTGACCGTGCTGCGCGATGCCATGGGCGATCGTGATATGCCGGAAATGAGAGATTACGGAAAGCGCAAGGTCGGAACGATGCAAATCATCCGAGGCGCTCGAGATGTCGCCGCCTCCGGTCGGCCTGTTCTGATCACAGCTCAGCAAGGGACGCACGAGGTCGAAGGGCTTCAAAACGTCCACGTTCCTGAGGTGCCGAAGAACGATCGGCAAGACCTGATCTCGCAGATGGATGCGGTCGCTCGACTGCGCATCGCTCAGAACACCGACGCCGAGTCGCTCGGCCTCGAGCCTGGCGATCGCTATCTCGACTTCCGAACCGATCGAAAGCACCTGACCAAGATGCGAGATCCCGAACCGTTTCTCGCTCACGGCCTGCGCCCCGATGGCGTTTGGCCGCTCAATCAAACCGATTCACTGTCGCGACTTTTCGCGGCGTTAGCTCAAAAGGAGAGCATCAAATGAGCATTCGACAGAAATATTCCGAATCTGAAACGTCGAGCGACTTCGACTTCGAACCCGTGCCGAAAGGTCGTTACAATTGCGAGCTGTTGGATGCGAGCGCCCGACAGCGCTTGTTCGGCTCGAACGAGTGGGAAACCGAGATCAACTGGCAGATCGTCGACGGACCGAGCGCCGGTCGCCGCATCCGTCAGAAATGCGTCCATCGCGAGTCGATGGCCTGGATGATGCGTCAGACTTGGGAAGCCGTCGGGCTCGGCGGCGCGCCTTGGGACGGTCTCGATCCTCAGTCGAGCGACGCCGAGATCTGGGGCAATTGGACGCATCAAATCCACCTTCGAGCCGGAGCTCGCTGCGCGCTGAAGGTCGACATCAATCGCTGGAAAACCGGAAACGGCGAACCAAGAGCCGAGAACACGGTCGGCGGAATCTCGCCGCTTGCTGCGTCGACTGCGAACGCTCCGGCTCCGGCTTACGAAGCGCCGGCTCCGAATCAGTACGGCGGACACGGACACGGCAACGAAGCGCCTGCGCATCAAGCGCCAGTCGATAACGGTCGGCCGTGGTGATCGTGAAGATGATTATTGACGCACTAAAAGAGGCCCGGCGCTCGATCGCTCGATCGATGAAAGATCACAAAGAACAAAGGAAGAACGCGAGACTCTGGAAAGATAAAAAGCGGTCCGATCAACAGCGGCGAGAGTCGAACTTAAATCGTCCGAATTCTACGGCGTCTCTTAATGTCTTCGAGCCGGTTCAGTTCTTGGTCTTCTGTCAGATGACTGAGGTCCACGGCGGAAAACTGAAGCGAGAGCGGTTAATCTATTTAGCGGCTAACAAGATCGAGAGCATTCGCGGTTATGGAGGCGACTTCGACGAGGATCACATCGTTCTTACATGCGGCGGTGTCGAATACATAGTCTTCGGCAGTTCCGGTGCTTTGTTCGACGCTCTGGAATACGGCGTCGACACGCGACCGGAAGCCGATTGTTACAACTGGCCTGAATGAAGATGTCCGACGATCGAGAGTTCGGTCGATTCCTTTGTTCGATGAACTATGCGGAAGGCTCACCTTCTGAATGGTCGTCGAAGGTCTCGACCGGTCTTCTCGTTTATATGTGGGAAGCCTGGCGAGCTGCGAAAGGCCGACCGCTTCAAGGATGGAAAGAAGAGAACGACCGGGCGGCGAAAGGATGAGAGACCGCCCGGTCGATCTCGCCTTCTTTCGAAGGCCCGGCGGAGCATAGGTTTTTTAGGGTGGCCGCGCAAAATGAACAAAATCGCATTTTATTTGATTTAGTTATTGCATAACGTTTCGAGGTGTGTTTTATGATGTATAAGCCGAAAGGCAAAGGAGGCAACATGTCGAACGAACGATTCACACGCCTAGCTCGCAAAGCCTACGCCCTCGGGCAAGCATTCAGCCGTAAGGGCAACGGGCTTTTCAAAGATGGCCGCTACAATATCCCTCAGATTCAGCGGTCGATCACACGCTTTATCAGCGCTCAAGCGTATGTCGCGGGGCACGAAGGCGACTTGTACGACGCATGGATGGACGGCTTCGCCGATCACGTCGACGACTATCGCACGACGTATTCGCAATCTACCGGCGGCTTGTACGAGTAAACCATGAAGAACTTTAACACCTTCGAGCTGGATTTTATCGTCGCTCCGAATCCGGACAACGACCGAACAATGGTAATGTCTTCTTACTACATGACCAAGCGCGGGTATCGCTGGGCCTTGCTCGACTGCGACTATGGCATCGACAACGTTATCGAGTCTTTGCGATATGCGAACCTCGGAGACGATGACGACCTCAAAGCGGCTCGCCGGTGGCGAGATCTGCACGGGTCGCCGCGCCTGCGCACCGTTCGTCCGTCGATTGCTAGCGCATACGATGCGGCGACGCTTTGCGAGGCCGACATGATCATCGCCGAACGAGATGGATGCACGCTTGAGACCAAGGGCGGCCGCTTTGTGATGAAGTCGAGCAATCGCCGCCACGATCTAGCGATTGAACACACTGACCTAGAGCGGCTCAAAGCGCACTGGATGAGCTTTAGTCGATCCGCTTGATAAACGAACCAACTAACGCCCTTCGCCGGGATGGGCTCCGGTAGAAAAAGGACAAGATGAAGGACAGAAAATGCGGCTCTTGCAATCTTTGCTGCGAGGTCTTCAAAATCGAAGAGACCGGCAAAGCGCAAGGCCAGAAATGCAAACATCTAAAAGCCGGCTGTAACGGCTGCACTATTTACGAGAAACGACCGAATCAATGTCGATCCTTTGCTTGCTTATGGCTTCAAGGCATCGGCGCTGCGAGCATGAGACCCGACCGATCCGGCGTCGTGCTTACTACGCCCGGCGGAATGATGGTCCACGGCCACGCGTCGAGCTTCGAGAAGATCAAACCTGCGGCGCGTCGATTCTTGGATTCGATGACCGATCGAGCTGTCGTCGTCTTGGTCGCCGGCGACCGTCGAGAACTAATAGGCGGTCCGAGCCGTCTGATCAATGAGATCATGGGAAAGGCTGCGTCATGATAAGCCAGAATTTCACCGATTGCGTTTGGTACAGCTTGCCCCAGCGAGCCGGAGGCCGAGCGCTCGAGATGTCGAACAAGAGCGCCGAGTCGATGTTCGTGATCAAAGACAAAACGTCGGACCTCTTCGGCGTCGGCGTCGGAAGCGAGGAACCGGAATGGGCCAAGGGCTCGACCGAGTTCGAACTGATCTGCGTCATTCACCCGAGAGCGAACTGATGAACACCGAAACGAGGCAACCGATCGAGGCCGTCGTCGTCAGCGAGCGACAGGCGGCGTTGATCTTCGAGTCGCTCAAGCACGCCCGATCGACGATCGCCAAAGAGCCTGGCGACGAGGCGATCGAATACGAGCTCACCGAGGCGATGCGCCTCTTCGCCTGGAGGCGCTAAGATGGCATCGACCGCACGAATCACAACGAAGGCCGGCGACGCCGTGACGATCACCATGCGAAGGACGATCAAGGGCGGCTCGTCCGTCTACGTCGTCAAGATCGCCGGTGGACCTTACGACGGAGAGACGCACGAAAGCCGAAGCATCAAAGCGGCTTACGATCTCTACCTCGAGAAGGTGAAGACCTATCGAACCGGCCTCGAGCTTTGCGACCTATGCGACGGCTCCGGAGTCGCTGAGCATTTCAAAGACGTTTGGACGAACGGCGGACACGATACCGAGCACTGGAGCGAGCCTTGCTACCATTGCGACGAGTCCGGCTGCGTCGAAGATTTGAACCTAGTCCCATGATCGGATTTCTCGTGATCATGGCTTGCATTGTTACGGCCGGCTTTTTCGCTGGCCTCGAAAGGATTGAGAAAGATGAAGAGTAAAGCGGAAGAGATTCTAGGAGCTGCGTTGATGCGAAGCATCCAACGCCGGATGCCTGAAGGCGGAACGCTGTTTATCCCGAGCAAGGGACCGAAGAACAAGGGCGGCCGTCCGCCGAAGATCGATCGAAACCGAGAGATCATCGAGGCGTTCGAATCGGGCGAGAAACAAGTCGTTCTCGCTGAGCGGTTCGGACTGACGCAAGGCCGGATCTCGGCGATCGTCAAAGCGAAGGCGATCTCATGAAGTACTTTCCGACGCGCAAGGTTTGGCAAGGCGTTCTCACGATGTTTCGAGAGCCCGAGATCATCTCGGCGCTCGGCCAGCCCGACAAGCTCGGCGCATTTCCTCAGAAGAAAATCGACAACGTTCTTCGGGCGGTTCAATGGGCGCAAGCGATGGAAAAGGCGGCGACTAAATGAAGATCCTCGGCATCGATCCCGGCTTCAGCTCGCTCGGATGGGCGGTCATCGATTTCGACGACTTCGAGGTCCGCTCCGACGGTTGCGGCGTCATCCGAACCAAGGTGAACAAGCTCGCCAAGAAACACGACGACAACGTGGAGCGCTGCGCCGTGATTCATCACGAGCTCGCCCGACTCCATTCCGAGCATTCGTTCGCCTTGATCGCTGCGGAGGCGCAAAGCTGGACACGGTTCGCCAACGCCGATCGGGCGGTCGCTATGGCATGGGGCGTTATCGCCTCGACATCGGAGCGACATGGAGCGCCGGTGATTCAGATTCGGCCGCAGATGGCGAAGAAAGCCTTGACCGGAAAACAGAGCGCGTCGAAAAGCGATGTTCAATCCGTGATCGAATCGAAGGTCGTCGGATCGGCTGAGCATTTAGGACAGCTCGCAAAGACGCATCAAAACCACGCGGCCGACGCGTTCGCTGTTGCGCTTGCTAGCCTTGCTCATCCGCTGGTTAGAACAGTTCGAAGAATGGGATGAAATGAGAACACCTAACGAGGCAACAGCAAAGCAGGCCGAGCTTGGACTCTTGGCCGGTTTGATGCTCGCAACGAAGATCGAGCCAAGCTTACTTGAGAAGCTCACGACGAAAGACTTCGACGACAGTCGCCATTCGGCGATCTGGCTTGCGATCTCTGAAGAGGTCCGAGCGAACGGTGAAGACGCTCCGGCCTTGGTCGTCGTCGATCGCCTGAAGCAAGCCGGCCGGCTCGAGACCGCAGGCGGCTTCGAATACATCATGAGCTTCGGCGACTGGTCCTACGGTCGAACGCTCGGATCGGCAGAACAGAACGCGAAGGTCGTCAAGAACTGCGCCAGGCTCCGCAGGATCGCCCGAGCGGCGAAGGACGCCATCGATTCAGCCGAAGGCATGGGCAAGCGATCCGAAGTCGCTCTCGGCGCTTTGTCGAAGGCGATCGAAGAAGCTCAAGAAAGCGACGAGAAGAAGTCGACGACGGCGTTCGACTCGCTGATCTACGAGCTCGCCGATACGTTCCGATCGGGCATCAAGACAAGAACGCCGCTTGATCGCCGAATGCCTTTGACGCCTGGCCGGCTGTTCGTGATCGGCGGTCGGCCTGGACATGGAAAAACGACGCTCACGCTACAGCTCGCCGCCGCTATCCTGCGAGCGAATGACGAGGCGAAGATCCTCGTCGCCTCTTGCGAGATGACCGAACCGGAACTCGCCTTGAAGGTGCTCTCGGCGCTCGACGGTCGAGATTTTGTCAGCGGCTTTCGAGACGGCGACGCCGATCCGGTCACGCCGGCGCAGCTTGCGGCGACCGATCATCACAGCGTCTTGAGCCGGCTTTTCCTGCGGCGGACGAGATCGACGGACGCCGTGATCGCCGAGGCGCATCGCTTGCACCGGGAAGGCGGATTGACGGCTGTCGTCATCGACTACTTGAGCGCTTTCGATGCACCGGGCGGCGAGAGCTTCGAGACGAGGACAAGGGAGGTCGGAGCGGTCGCCGGCGCGTGCAAGACGCTCGCTCAAAATCTCGATGTCGTCGTCTTGGCGGCGTCGCAGCTCAATCGGAACAACACCGAACTACCGTCGCTGCGGTCGCTGCGAGACTCCGGCGAAATCGAACAGTGGGCCGACGGCTGTCTTCTGTTGCACCGGCCCGACGTGGACGAGACGAAAGAGGATCAAGAGGCTCGGCTTCTGGTCGCAAAGAATCGATGGGGAGAGCTTGGCTCGATCCCGATTTCGCCCGACCTCAAGCGAAGCCGTTTTCTTTGGATGGACAAGCGTCAGCCGTAGGGGTGGCCGCGTAAAAATAAATAAATCTCGATTTTGTTTGATTATAGTATTGCGTAACGCTTCGCAGTGTGTTTTATGATAGGTGCGAGGCAATGACGCCGAGCGAGCCGAAAGGCAGAAAGAGGCAACGATGATCGAATTAACCGCAAACGAGATGAAGCTACTGCAATGGGTCGCTAAATGGACCGATTCGGATTTTGTGACTGCTAGCGATATTGGCAACGATAAAGCCAAGCTCGGCACGCTCGGCAGCCTGGTAAACAAGGGCGCTGTAAGCATCGAAGAGCACGACGACGGCGACCACTACCTCCACGTCGGCAGAGCGACCGGACCGTGGGGCGACTACTACGCCAACTTAGACGATCTGCTGCAAGCTTCCGGCATTAGCAACGTCGCTTACTAACCTTCAAGCCCTTTGCCGGGATGGGCTCCGGCAAAAGGACAAAACATGACCGACCACCGACAAATCATGCGAGCGATGCTTCTCGGCTTAGCGCCGAAGGATCATCGAGGCTTGAGCGTCGCCGAGCTCATCAAGATCGGCTATTCGAAGAACTCCGCCGAGGCGATGGCTTTGGCCTATCAAGAGCAGCAAGGCGAGAATGCGTGAGCTGGCATTATTTGCAGGGGCCGGCGGCGGCCTGTTGGCGTCCCGGCTCCTCGGATGGTCTACCGCCTGCGCTGTCGAGATTGAGCCCTACGCTCGACGCGTACTATTCCAGCGACAAGCCGAAGGGCACCTCGAGCGCTTTCCGATCTGGGACGACGTGCGGACCTTCGACGGCAACCCGTGGCGCGGTTCAGTTGACATTATTTCAGGCGGCTTCCCATGCCAAGACATCAGCGCCGCAGGTAAGCGTGAAGGAATCGCCGGCGAGAGTTCATGACTCGTTTTTGAGATGCTGCGAATCGTTGACGAAGTTCGGCCTCGCTTTGTCTTCGCGGAAAACTCGACGCGCCTTCGTACCCATGGCCTGGGCTCCATCGTCTCGACACTTGACCGCATGGGGTACGACTGCGCGTGGGGCGTGCTGGGAGCTTGGCACGCAGGCGCGCCTCATCGAAGGGATCGCTTGTGGCTACTTGCCCACGCCGACAGCAAATCAAACATGGAAATCGAACAAGGGCGGCGGAGCCGGAAAGAACGACGGAACGTGGACCGGGAAGAAGCGTCTGACACTGGCCGGAATGGCGGAGTCGGGCGAATGGTCCGACGACGAGCTGCGCCGGAAGCCTGGAAAATTGAGCCCGAGATTCTCCGAGCGGTTGATGGGTTTCCCGATAGGCTGGACCAGCTTAGAGCCATTGGCAATGGACAGGTACCGCAGGTGGCTGCGCTCGCATTTCAAGTCTTAAGCGAGACGCTAGGCGTCAGCAGCGAAGGAACAAGCCTATGATTCATAGCGTGATTATCTGCGACGGATGCGGCGATGAGGCGCAAACGCCTGGCACGGTATACGGACGCTGGCGCGCCCATGTCGCCCGAAACGAGTTAAAAGAGCTGGGCTGGACTGTTGGCAAACACGGCACCGACTGGTGCCCGAGCTGTCGCCGCCTACCGAGCGAAGAACAGCAGCAGCCCGAAGACTAGCCCGGTGACAAAAGACGCGCTGGCGATCTCCACGCTGCGGTCTTGCGGTGGATCGGGGCAAGCTGGGCACGGCGCGCACTCGAACGTCTTGCGGAGCTCGACCTCTCGCTCGCAGGCGATGGCCTTCTTCGCTCGTTCGACGCTGATCACGATTCCGTCGCACGGCGAAGGCTTGCCTTGATCGATGGGCGTCGACTGCGCGCACTGAGCTGCGAAAAAAACAGCGCCTAGCATCGGCCAGCCACCTTAGAAAAAGCCGAGGCGATCACCGTTCCGATGATAGCCCAAACGAAAAGAACGATCAGCGCAAAGCTCACTTCGAACCTTTCTCGCCCCACCAGTTCCCGATGAGGAACCCGAAGCAAATCCAAAACGAAATCGAGGCCAGTAGAAGCCACATTTTCGCTACTCGTCGAGCATTCGAGCGAGCTCGTCTCGATCGTCAATCTTTTCGACCTCCGCCTTGATCTCTTCGACCTTCGCTTCGATGACCTCTGAGGCCGCTTCGTTTCGATCCTGCGCCTCTTCTCGAGCTTCTTCGATGCGATGCTCGATCTCGATCTCTTTGCGCTTTACGATTGAGAACCAGGCCGCAGCGGCTCCGATCAGCCCGACGACGAAGGCGATGATCTTTCCGATCATTTCTTCTCTTCGCTGCGCCTGCGCCCATAGTAAAGCGCCGAGGCCGCTCCGGTGAGCATTCCAGCGCCGGCCGCATTGAACGAGCCGAAGCCGAACGCCTCCGCAAGAAAGGCGACGAGAGCTGCGGAATATACCGAGACGAGAATCAACGCCGTCGGCGCTTTCGATCCTGGCTTAAGCATACTGGACCACCGTCACCGGCTGGCCCGCCGTGCCTTGAACGTAAAGATTCGAGCCGGCCTTCGCCGCTGTCTCGAGCGTTCCACCAGGCTGAAGCAAGACGCCGGGAACCGAACCGCTCGGTCCGACGTAGACGTTATTCGCCCCGACGTTCGAGATGATCAGATAATATCCGGTGATGGTCACTTGATCGAATCCACCGGTCAGCGCAACAGCACCGACCGACGTGTTTTCGTTCCATAGAGGGTTGTTCATCCCTTGCACGTTTAGCGCTCTAGCCATTTTGGAAAGCTCCGTTCCATTTATTTTCTAAGATGAAGCCGATCGCATTCGCTAGCGTTCGGCCTTGTACTTGATCAGCGAGATCGGCTCTCACTTGCTCGGTGGATTTGTCTTTGCCGACGGTCAGATCGACGAGCTTTGAGGCTTCTTCGAGCGTTAGTCGGGCGGCTCCGGTGCTCATGGGTGCGCCGGCTTTCCGGCGTGATAATCTCGAGCGATTTCGTCGGCGCTTAGCGCTCGGCTATAAAAGCGACCGGTGTCGATTTGGCCGGTGAAATAATCAAGCGTCCCAAAATCAGGCCGCCCGAACTCCCAAGACGCTGCCGCTTTCCAGTTTGCTGCGCCGCCCGTGCCTGTTGTCGCCTGCGCTACGCCGTCGATATAAAGGATCAGGTCACCGCCTGCGCCCTCGTTTACAACGGCGCAAAAGTACCAAGCGCCCGCAGGGTAGGTTGCGGGTGACTGTCCAATTTGAAAAGTAGGTAACCAGCAAAACGCCGTTATTTGTGAAGAGTTATCGCCCGGCGTCAGAATAAAATCACGCGATCCACCGCCGGCGTCTTTGCCGATAATGTATTCACCGCCCTGCAAAGGCGGATTCGGATCTTGCACCGCCCAAGCTGTGACAGTGTAAGCTCCGGCGAAGTCCAGCTTCGCCGGGTTGCCGATCGTGACGAAGCTTTCGCCGTTGAAATTCGGCCAAGTAAAAGCGGCGCCGTTGGTGCCGTCCGTGCCATTAGCAGGCGACGAGCTGAGGTCGAACCAAGTCGTCCCGCTATGACTCAAGCGCTCATATTGAGCGACGGTATCGCCGGTCGGTTGCGGTTGATTTACTCGCTTGCGCTTCATGGGCTGGGCTCCTTCTTTATCGTATGGCCTGCGGTCGCATAGTTCAACCGCGCTTTGTGCTTCGAATCCAGGCGTCGACGCCGAGCGCTATCGCATGACCGACGAGCTCGAGCCCGTTGTCGTTCATTAGGTGCCGATGATACCGAGAATCGAGGAAGAAAGGCTCGAGGCATACGCCGCAACCCTTGCCGGCGAAGATGCCGTCGATCGTGTGAAATGCGTTCTTCGTCCAGTCGGTCGGGTTTGCTTGGATCGATTTCGCATTGTCCAGCCCTTCGACCTTGGCGAGCTGAGCCGCGATAAACTGGCAAGCGTCCGCCCCCATGGCCGAACGGTGATCGTGGAAAACCGCCGAGTAATCTCCGCCGCCGGCGTTCAGATGGCCGGCGAGATAGATCGAAGCGCTTGCGGCTTTGGCGAAGAACTCGTTCGCTCGCTTATGCCGGCTCGAATAGTAGCCATCGGAGATCGTGACGACGTGATGACCTAGAGCCCGAAGCGTGCATTCGACTTCGAGGAAATATTGAGCGACTAAATGCGCCTCGTGATCTTGACAGATCTCCGAGTAGGCTCCGAGGTCGTCGGGCTTGTTCGGCTTTCCGACGTGCTGTCGGTCTAAAATGATGAACCCCATTTAGCGCCTCCGTAAATCTTCGATGCCATCGGCCAATCGCGACAAGATGTCGGCCTGTTGGCGTTGCGTTTCTGCGATCATCGAGATCGTTCTCGACATCGAGCGAGGCGTGAACACGAGCGGAGCTCCGTCTTCGTCTTTCATGCTCAAGATCTCGTGCGAGTTGTGGATCTTTGCGATCGCTCTTTCGTCGAGCGTCGCCTCGGCTTTTTGCTCTTTGGCCTTCAGAAAATGCAAGACTTCACGGATCAAGAGAAGCGCAAAGATCCCACCGATTCCGATCTGTTGAATCATGTCTTCGCCCATGTCATCGCTCCGACGGGTTGAGGCGATAGCCGCTCGCCGTCGTCGCTGTCACCGATACGGCGACCGGGAAGATAAAATCGAACGTCACGACATCACCACGAGCCAGAAGAGTCGGCGGCGAATGGAACCACAGCTCGGCCGTCGTCGCTCCGGTCTTCGGCAAAAAATGCGCAGAATATACAACAGAAGCGCCGTTTTTCATGTCGATCGTTGCGCTTGTGAGCGTCGAAGATCCGGAGGTCTGACAAGCCATGAAAACATCGAACTTGTAGAATCCCGGCTCTGTTGCGACGAACTGGCCCGACGCCGGCGAATAGAATTGATCATAGTCGAACGCCTCGGTCGTCCATTGAACTTGCGTCGTCCCTGCGCCGAAAGCTGTCGCGACTGTGTTGTATACTGACGCGTGGGCGCTCATCATATCGACGCCGACTCGATCGACGAGGATCGTCGGGCCGACTTTCTTGTTCAAGCGAACCCGAGCCCATTTATCCGAAGAGCCGGTCGGGATCACAGCTCCGTCGCATTGCCATGTATTGACGACCGAAGGCGTCGCACTGAAAACGGCGACGGTCCCGGTTAGCGTTCGGCTCGCGTCGTAAAGGTCGACCACCATGTCGAGCGTATCGGCGAGGTCGGAGGCTTGCCAGTGGCACGACGTGCGATAATGCTTACCCGAAGCGACAGGCATCCACCACGAGGTCGCCTCGGTCCCGACGGTTCGGATCGCTAGGCTTCGATCGCCGGTCTCCGAGGTCGAACTCCAAAAGGCATCGCCTGTCGAGCCCCATGTTCCCGAGACTTGCCACGCCGTCGGCGCTCCGTAATTGCCGGCCGGATGCGTTAGGAAGCCGGAGTTCTGAACGCCTGCGAGCGAAGGCGGATTCTGCAAAGCCTGGGCCGCCTCCATCATGCCTTGCACCGGCGCATAAAAGCCACGCCTTCCGAAGTCGACGCCGGCTCTCGCAGGGTCGATCGTCGGAGGTAACGAGCGGCCCGGCCCGGCTTCTTTCACGAGGTGCTTTTGAACACCGCTCGCCGGCGCTGCCTTCATCTGAAGGCTCGTCCGAACCGAACCGCCTTGGAACGAGACCGTCTTCGAAACGACACACATCGTCTGCGGCGTGTCCCATGTTCGGCCGTTCTCTTCGAAGAGTAGCCGGTCGCCGATTTCGATTTCCCAATAAGGAAGATCGAGATCAATATTCACGTCGGGCGTTTTGAGATCGGCGAGGATCGCTTCGGCCATGTCGAGCGCTTCGGCGTTGCTGTCGATGTTACTCGTTGCGCTCTCGGCGATCTCCATGAAGCGCCGGCCGTAAAGAGCGATCGACGCTGCGTCGCTCGCCTCTTGCTTCGCTGGAGCGCCTCGAACGTTGCCCTCTCGATCGACGCCGTTCGCTCCGCCGTTCGTGTCGAGGAATGAAACCCGGACCACGTTTCGAACGTTCGTGAGCGCTTGAGCTATCCTCGAGACTTGCGTGTAGTCTTTCGGAGTAATCACGCCGTCGAATCGGGTCTGAGCTCGCTGAGGATCGTGAAGCGTCAGCCGGTAAAGCCTCGAGATCGGGTCGTATTTATATTTGACGAGCCATCCGATCTGGTCGGCGAGCGTTTGGATCGATTGCATCACGCTCTCTCGTCGCTGCGTCCATGGCCCGATCGTCCAGCCTGGCGAAACCGGCGTGTAAAGCGTCGGCGGCCCGACCGATATTCCGGCGTTGATCAGCGCTTGCATTCCGGCCTCGGCCGTGCTGCTGCCGTTTGGCGAGTTGTAGTCGGCCTCGAGCTCGAAATAAGTGTCGACCAAGGTCGAGCCGTCGTCGATGCACTCGACCGAGATCGTCGACGATGCCCAGTTCACCGAATCAATTGAGCCGCTGAAGATCTGCGTTCCGGTTGCGATCGCCGTTTGATTCGGGTCGTTGAGCTGTTCCGGAACTCGCTTCGCAAAAATCGTCACCGTGCCACCGACGGCGAGGAGGTCTTGACTCGTTCGGCTGTCCGGTCCCGGATGCGTGATCCCGACCGCCGGTGTTTGATTGATGGCGCTTCCGTCCATCGTCGGCGCTAGGCTCAGATCGAAGACCTCTCGCTTGAGCGCAAGCGTCGCCGTGTCGCATTGATTATCGACCGACTCGACGATCGTCACGCCTTCTAGGAAGTTCCAGAAAGCGCCGTTGATCCCGGCGATCCCGTATTGATTCAGAAGAACGCTCGTCGCCGCACCGGGCGGCGTTACATAAACATCGAGGTAGGTGTTCCCGTGGCCGGTTTGCGATTCGTTCTGCCAAAGCATACCGCGCCGCCAGTTCTCGCGAACCTGCTCAAGCGTCAACGTGTCGGCCGTTGCGTGAAGGCTGCAAATCTCGCCGGGAAAGTCGCCGGTCGAGCCCGTACCGACTCGCCAAACGCCGGCCGGAGCTGCGCTCGCATTGCCTAGGCCGCCCGGCGTATTATCAAGAACGCCGTTGATATAAAACAAAGTCGCAAAGCTTGCACCGTCGGCGATCTTGGCGACGGCGATATGTGTCCAAGTACCGGTGCGAATCTTCGACGTACTGTTCGCCGAGACGATCACGCCGCCCGAGACCCATGAAGCATTTACGTTCCCGGCAACGATGGAGATCGTCAAGGCGTACTCGTTGCTCGCCGGGTTGCTGTATTCGAGAATCGCTCCGGTCGTGTCGGATTCGCTGTCGAGGCGAACCCATGCTTCGCAAGTCCACGTCGAAAGACAAAAGGCGCTGTCGGCACCGGCCGCCGTTACGCCGTCGATCATGCCGTTCGTCGTCGTTCGCATATTGACGCACTGACCGACGAGGCCGGTCGTCCATTGCGCCGCCGCTGCGCTCGTGACGTTGCGACCTCCGACGATATCGTAGACCGTATTCGCTGAGCCCTTATCGAAGACCCATAGCGCTTTTG